AACAGACTCACAACCAAACGAGGAAATGGGGGAAAGAAAACTAAAAAATTCTATTGTTGAATTATTGAAAGAAAATAAAAAGAATATTATTGATGTTTTGGAATCCCAAACAAAAAAAGAACCTTTAATGATTATTAAGGGGATAGATGATATCCCTAAAATGATTAAAAAGATATTTTCTTTTTTTACATTTAAGAAAATAAGCGATGAGATTATAAATTCTAAATTTAGTGAAGGATGGGATTATTCTGAAAAGAAAATAGATAGAAATGTTCAATATAATGAAAAAGCACTAGAATTTTTACAAGAATATACTTTCGGAAATATTAAAGGAATGACAGAAGAAATCGCAAACGATTTAAAAGCAGAATTAGAAAGAGGAATCATAAACGGAGAAGGAATCAATAAACTTAAAGGCAGAGTTGAAAGAGTTTTTAATGTTGGGGAGAACAGAGCAGAAATGATCGCTAGAACAGAAACAAACAGAGCGGAAAACAACGGGAAACTTCTAGCAATGAAAGGGTCGGGTTTAGAAATGATGAAGAAATGGATTACTCATAAAGATGATAGAACTTCTCCTATTTGTAGAAGACTTGATGGTCAAATAGTAAAAATTGATGAAGATTTTGAAGATTCTTCTGGTTGGGAAGGACAAAGTCCACCAAGTCATGTAAATTGTAGAAGTACCTTAGTTTTCATTTCAAAAGAAGAATACGAACAAAGTCAAGAAGAAAAAAAAGAAGTTAAAAAAGATTTAAAAGAACAAATTGGAATAAGTTTTAATACATCCCCCTCAGTACAACACAAAGTAACAAAGGCCTTACTTGATGCAATTAATGAAAAAAAAGAAGAAGAACAAATAGACCAAGACATCGATTTAAAATTAAAAGAAGAAGATATGAAAATTAAAAAAAGAAAACAGGAACTTTTAAAAAAATTAGAGGGAGAAATTGGAAGAGATTAGTCTTTTTTTAGATAAGGAATGTAAAAAGGAAATATTTGGAAAAGTGGAGTTTGAAACTATTGATGCAGGAGTCAAGACAATAAGTGAAATATTTGTAAAAAATAATTTAAATTTTAATATGAATGTTGTTTTAAAATTGGAAGGAGAATTTATTAAATTAAATGAATCAATAGATGAATTAAAACCAAAAGAAATTAAAAAGGTGATTTTTGAATTTAACCCAAAAATAACCGCAATGAGTCCAATAAATGCAAAATTAAAAATTAAATTAGATTATGTTATAAGATGAATATTATGTTAAAAAAGGGAGCAGGTTCAGGTAGTAGTGCGTGGATTTATGATTCTTCAGAAAAAACTTACAGTTTAACAATAGATTCAGTTGTTGTTGCGATTATTGATGCTGATGGAAATTTAAAAATAAAAGGGAGAGTTTTAAACCTATGAAAAAACTTATTTTATTGTGTGTTCTTTTGAGCTTACTATCTTTTCTCGGAGCTTATTCAACTTATGGAGCTCCGTCAGAATTTGGAAATGAAAGTTTAACAACTTGTCAAATTGGGGGAGATTATGGTGTTGTTAATTGTTCGGGAAATATTTCTGGAAATTATTACTTCGGAGATGGTTCTTATTTGTCTGGAATAGGAGGAAATTCCTCTTTTAATCAAACTTTGACAGATGATTTATATGTGGACATTTCAGGAGATACAATTACAGGTGATTTAAATGTTTTAGGAGAAATATGTTACTCACCGGTTGGAACAGGAGCTTTTTGTTCTTCTGCATGGGCTGACTCTTATAATAAAAGAATAGACTCTTATGGGGATGGTTTAGAAATTCAATTAAGTGAACTTGGAGGGGTAAGAAGTTTAATCCTTAAAACTGATGAAAACGATTTTAAATTTAATTCTTCAGGAAGTTTACAACTTGTTAATAAAGAAAATTCTTCATGGAATCAGGTTTATGCAAATACTATTTATTCAAAATTAGTAGGTGGAAATTCAATCAATGGGCAACAAGATTATAACGGTGGATGGACTAGTGGAGGACTTTCAATTATTGATGGAGATATTTATGCACAGACTGGTTATTTTTATAATTTGACTGGTATTAATTTAGAAACATTAAACATTAATAGTTCAATTTTGCCACAATTTGATAATGTTTTTAATATTGGAAGTTCAACAAAAAGGTATAAGGACTTTTATTTGAGTAATGATGCTTTTATTGGTGGAGATGTTGGAATAGGCACAATATCCCCAAATGCTTTACTAGATATTGAAGATGATAATCCACGAATAAGACTTACAGATACTAAAAATATTGGAGATTGGGAAGTTGACGAAGTCCTTAATGGTATTGATTTTTATACTTCTGATGTTAGTGGTAGAGGTATTGGAGCACAAATAGAAATGATAAATGATATGGCTGGAACAGCACCAAGACCTACTTTGCGATTTTTAACAACAAGTGTTGCTGGTGGTGCTATGGTTGAGGATTTTAGAATTACTGGAAGAACAGGAGACATTACAATGGCAACTTCAAGAGGGGGACTTGCTATTGGAAAAACAGACGCTGATGAAAAATTAGATGTTTATGGACAAGCAATTATTGGAACAACTTATTCTTTAACAAGTGCAGATGCAGATTTACATTTAAACTCCTTGTCTGATTCTGTGGCCGCCTTGAAAATGGGAAGTGCAACTTATGGATGGAAATGGTATTATAACTCGGCGGGAAATTTAGATTTAAAACGAGAAGTAAATAATGTTGAAAATTCTGTTATGTTAATTGAAAGAGCGACTGGTGACATAGGAATTAATCAAGCTAGCCCCGAGTATAATTTAGATATTGGAGGGGATTTCTATGCATTTGAAGACTCAAATTGGATTAAATTTGATGCAAACTCGGACTACGCATTTAAAATTTATTCAACTGTGAATAAAGCTTTAGATGTTGATGGAGATTCACAGTTTAAAGGAAATTTCTTATTTTTAAATGATTCAAATAAAATAATAAAAATTCAAGATGCAGTGGGAAATGGAGTAGATTTTTTAATTAATGGTTCAAAAGGAACACTTGGGGGTGAAATCACTTTAATTGGAGGATATTCACAATCAGATAAAGCAGGGGATATAAATTTAAATGGAGGTTCTGGTTCAGGAGGCGGTGATATAATTTTAAAGGGAGGAGAAGGAACTACACTTGATGGAGATGTTCTTATGGCAAATAATGATGGGAAAGTTGGAATTAATCTTTTAACACCAAGTTATAAATTAGATATTGGGGGAGATTTTAGAGCAACAGAAAGTGCAAATTATATAAAATTTGATGGAACGTCTGGAGATGTATTTACAGTTTATTCAACAGCAGGATCTAATGCTTTATATGTAGATGGAAAATCAAAATTTGAGGAAGAAATTTATTTTTCGAATACATCTGACCAAATGATAAAGATAGAAGATTCAACAGGAACGAATGATGGTGTAGATTTCTCAATTAAAGGAGCAAACGGACAAACAGCAGGAAATGTAGAAATACAAGCAGGAAATTCAGGGACTTATATTGGGGGAGATTTAATTTTAAGTGCAGGGTATTCTCCTTTTCCTGGTAAAATAAAAATAGGAAACTCCTCATTTGACCAAAAAATTACAATGTACTCTCCAGATGGGACTGATTGGGATTGTGGAGTAAGCGATGCAGGAGTATTTGCTTGCAGTTAAAATGGATAAAAAGAAAATAGCTTTATTTGGAATATTGGCGACTTTGATTACTTCGGGAATTTATATCAATTCCGGAGATAATATTTATTATTGTGGAGAGAGAGAACTTGCATTACAATGTGACAAATTAAGCAAATTAAGTGATGGTGTCCAAACTAGATGTTACTTTTATGATGAAGAAAAAGAAAAAGACACATACAAAGTTTGTTCTGGAGGATGGGTTAAATTTGAAAATCAAGTTTTAAAAAATAAAGATAAAATATACATTTGTGAGAAGAAAAATAAATTAATTCAAAAATGTGTTTCTGAAGAAAAAACACAAATTATAAAAGTATCTTATACCTAAAAATAATATGAAAATCACATCATTTTTTACGAATGTAGGAAATCCACAAACAGGTTTAAGTCCAGTTATTAACTTATGGACTTTTGATGGAACGCAAGTTGTAGAAGATGAATCTATGACAGAAATCGGGGGAGGTTTTTATTATTATGAGTATGGAGATTATAATGAAGACTTAGATTATGTGATTTTATCAGATGGGGGCGCCACGTTGTCCGCAAGTGAAAGGTATGTTTATGCTTCAAATGAAACAGCAGGAGTGGGAAAAATTCTTCAAATAGAAAAAGGAAATTGGGAAATTAAAGGAAATCAGATGTTGTTTTATTCTAATGATGGAACTACTCCAATATATACTTTTAATTTACAAACAAAAAACGGTTCTCCAACTGAAAAAGACGTATTTAGAAGAACAGGGGTTTAAATGTCAATTTTTTATAATTCAAGTGGACTTATAACAAGAGGGTTCGGTGAAGACCATAAGATAATTACTAGGGGATTAAGTAAAAGAGTTGATTTAAATGGTTTTTATCCAATCCAAAAAAGTAATGATTATTTATTGGATATTTTTGTCAGTATTATCAAAAAAAATGTTCAAAGTTTAGGAATTTTTGTCCCAATTAAAAAACAATCAAAAAAGAATTTATTTTTGAATACGGGAATTTTAAAACAGAAAATAGAAGAAAAAAATATATTTGCAAAAGTAAGTTCTGAAAATCTTAAAAAACTTTTAAGAGAAATATAAGTGTATATTTCTAATTTGAGAAAGTACATTTATAACTAATTATCAGTTTAGTATATTATGGAAAAAGCAAGTTTTACTTTTACAACACCTTTTAATATTAATTTAGTAGAAATTAAGGGAGAAGAGCATTTATTTGTTGAGGGAGATATTTCTACAAACGACATCGATTTAGTTAATGACATGATGACTAAGGAATGTCAGGATTCTATGCAAAAACAAATTTTAGAAAGTAATATGAAACTAGATGTTGAGCATGAGGCTTTTAGAGGAGACACTCATGAAGAAACAGAAATTAATAAAACAAAAATTCCTGCGGGAAAAATTATCGATGCTACTGTGAAAGATTTAGGTGATGGGAGATATTCAACGAGGGTCAAAGGAGAAATTAACAGACATAATCCAAACTATACAATGATTAAAGGAAATCTTTTAGATAAATATCTCGATGCTTTTTCGGTTGCTTTTTTGCCATTGTCAAAAAAACAAATAGACAGAAATGGTAAAATTATCACTCAGATAAATGATGTTAAACTTTTAAATATAGCTTTGACAGGAAATCCCTGCAATACAAAAGCACAATTAACTGAGATATTTAGGAAATCAATGGATGCTTTAAAAGATTATAAGGAATTGAAAAAATTAGACCCTTCTATTGAAAAACAACTCATAGTCAAAACAAACGACTTAGTCGTAAATGACAAATTAAATAACAAAAACAATAAGATGACAGATAAAGAAACTGAAGAAATTCAGGAAGAATCTAATGAAAGCGAAGAAATGAAATCTGTGTCAGAAAATTTGAAAAGCCTTAACGAGAAGTATGAAGAAGTTTCAAAAGAGAACGACGGTTTAAAAAAGAGTATGGAAGAAATTTCAAAATCTCTTTTGAAAATCACAAGTGCCCTTGAGAATCCAATACATAAATCTTATGGTGTTCAAAAAGAAGATGCACAAAAATTTTCAGAAACTGAGGAAATTAAATCTGTTGACCCTTTAAGCTTAATTTAAGATGCAACAAGCGTTTACAGGAAGTACAGATGGTTTGGATATGCAAAGTGCGTATTATAAGACATTTGGAAACCTTTCACATAAAACCAAATTTTGGGACCCAGTTTCTGGTGTCGATTTAAGGTCAGATGCGGGATTCAAAGCAACCACTACCCAACAGGGTGGAGCAGGAACTGCAGGTTATGCTATGATTCCAGTATATTTGAGTCCTTTAATTGTAGACCAGTCAAGGAAAAGAACTCCATTAGTGGAATTGATTCCAAGAGTTACAAATTTAGGTATGTATGCGGATTACAACAACATTACAGCAAAAGGTTCTGGTTTTACTGCAGCAGAAGACGGTGCTTTTACTGAATCTGACGATACACTCGACAGAAATTCAACAGCGATAAAGTTCCTATATTCAGTAGGCAGAGTAACCGGACCATCACAAGCTGGTCAACCTGCTTTTGTTCTTCAAGGATTTGAAGGAACAGGTTCAGGATTGGGCGGTAGTGCTTTTTCAAATGTTAGTGCTCCAAATGCAATGCAACTAAGAGTTTTAACTGCTGCACGAAGTTTAAAGGAATTGGAAGAAAGTTTGATTGTTAATGGTGATGCCTCAACTGATGCGACGGAGTTTTCTGGAATTGTAAAATTACAGGATACTACTAACGTTGTTGATCTAGAGGACTCAGCTTTAGCTTTTGATGACATTGAAACTGCGGTTCAGTACTCATTCGATGATGGTGGAAACATCAAACTCGCAATAGGTTCTAGTTCAGCAGTAAGGGATGTTCGTAAGATTATATTGGATACTTTTCGATATTCTCCTAGTGATATTCCCGGAGGAGTTTTACCTTTCGGTGTTCCATCTGCAGTTTTACTTCAAACAATGGTTGGACCAGTACCACTGATTCCCTCTATGTATTTGAGTAACACATCAGGTGCAAAACAAATTTATTTCCTTGATACAGATTATATTGAGATGCGAGTTCTTCAAGATATGACTTATGAGAGATTGGGCAAAACCAATGATTCTGATAAATTCTACTTGAAAATATACGAGTGTCTAGTAATAAAAAATCCAGCTTTTAATGCTTTCATAGATAATATTGCATAAATCCTTTTTTTTGTTTTTTTAGATTTTTTTATTTTTTTATTTTTTTATAGAAAAAAACAAAGGGATTCTATAAGAATCCAAACACACAGATAACGGAGGTTAAAAAAATAAATGGCAGCAATAGACATAGATGATTGTACAGTAACAAACGACCCACAAGTTGGTTATAATGTTTACAAGATAGTAACACCGGCAACAGCAGATGATGCGGATACTATTGATGTGAGTTCAATATTAGATGCAACTAAAATCGTTTCAGCAACTTGTCAGGGAGCAACAGATGGATGGGCACCAATCGCGGCAATAACTACCGCAGGAGTTTTATCTATTCCGGGAAGTGGAACTGATAATCAGGCAAGAACAATTTACGTTATGGGAAGACTTTAATTGCTCTTTTAAATTAAAATGGGAGCAGGAGAATTAGGAGGAATTGGAGCAGTTTCAAAAGAGGTAAATCCAAACGCAGGAGCGATTGTTAGAACAGGTCAAGTTTATCATTTTTCTGCAAGAACAGGTTCACAAGGTGCAACAGGTGATTGGGTAATAGCAAATGACACAGGGATTGCAACTTGCGCGGCGAGTAAAACAGGAGCGACTTTTTGTATTCCGTTAAATCTAAAACAGGGAGATATTATCACAGGTTTTATGATTAGTGGACAAGGAGAGAGTGCAGGGAATGCTTACACCGTTGATGCAGATTTGAGAGCAACAACTGCGGTGGCGTCGGATTTAACAGATGCGTCAGTTGGAAGTATCACTCAAATCAGCAAAACAGCAGATTATTTGATTGCAGATTCAAAAACAGCTTTAAGTCATACAGTTATTTCAGGAAATTCATACTACGTTTTGGTTACAGTAACAACTGCAGCTTCAACAGATGTGGCTTTACAGGGAGTAGAGGTTACGGTTACAGAACAATGAAATTTAAAAATAATGGTAATTCGATAAGAATGCGATTGGGTGACAGAATAAATTGTGTTTGGAAAAATTTGAAACATGGCGAGGTTATCGATTTGGATAATAAGGTAGGATTAAGATACAAACTTGAAAAAGTAGTTTCGGAAAATAAACCAAAAACTGAATTTAAACCTAAGAAACGTAAATATAAGTAAATTTTTTATTTTTTTATCTTTTTTTGTTTTTTGAAAAAAAGATGGTTGGAGAACCTTAAACTAATTAAATTGGAGAAAAAAAATGTCAAAAATAACAAAATATAGAATAAAGGCAACAATACCGGCAGGTGAAACTTCGGGTTCAGCTTATAGTCAAGTTATTAGGGGAAAAATACTCTCAGTAGGGATTAACTATCCTGCTCATGCATGCACAGTTGATTTAGATTCAGATGGGGAAAGTGCCTCACAAAAAGTGATGGATTTAGCATCTGCAAGTACTGATAAAACTTACTATCCTAGAACACCTGTTTGTATAAACACCGGTGCTGAAACAGTGCTTTCATATACAGGATTAAAAGTTTATGAACCTTTCTTGATTTATGGAAGAATTAAATTATCACTTGCCTCTGGAACTGCAACTGAATCAGTATCAGTGGAATTAATTGTTGAGGAGAACTGATGGAATTTATAAATATTGGTAAAACAATAAAAGTACGAATCGGAGAAAGTGAAAATTGTTTTTGGAAAACAGTCAGACATAATGAAGTTATTGAATTAAAAGAAAGTCATTATTTAAATTTAGTTCCAAGAACAACAGAATTAGAAATCGGAAAAATTAAAGTTCAAACAAAACAATTAAAAAAAAAAGTAGATTTTTTAAAAGAATTAGTTTGTATAAAAGGTATTGGAAAAAATACTGCAGAAGATATAAATAATTGGGGGAACAAAGAAAAACTTCTATATTCAATAAAAAATAATCTAAATTTACCGTTTAGAAATGATGTTGAATTAATTTTAAGGAAGAGGTTTCAAAATGTGTGATTCATTTTGTAAAGTTACAAGAAATATGGTAGAAAATATAAATCATGAATTTCAAGATTTTAAATGTCAAATTGTTCAAGAATTTAAAGAATTAAGAGAAACGAACACAAAACTTTATAATCATTTGTCTTCAAGATTGCCAATTTGGGCGACAATTACTTTTACAATTTTATCAAGTTTAGTTACAGGTTTAATTATTTGGGGGTTAAATGGGTGACTACATTAGTATTGAAAGTGTAAGAAGAACTGTTGGAATTTTGGCGTCACAAATTATTGATGCAGATGTTGAATCTGCGATTTTGGAAGTTGAAAAACAGGTACCACGTTATTTTAATTCTGTTTTTGTTCCAACGGAAAGAATCGACATTTTAGACGGAGATGGAACAAACAGACTTTTATTAGATAAGAATCCCGTTTTATCAGTTAGAGAATTAAAAATCGATGGAAATTCAGAAGACACTTTAAATTTAGAAATATACAAAGAATCAGGTTATATTTTTTTGGGAGAATCATCGACTACTTCAAAATTTTCAACAAAAAGAAATTCAAATGTAGTTAAATATATTTATGGAATTTTAGATTATTCAACTACTTCAACAAAAACAGATTCAGATAGTGTTGCAGGAGAGAATATTATTTTATCAGTTGATAGTGAAACAGATTTTTCTGATGATGAATGGATTGAAATTTATGGAATGGACGGATTTAAAGAAACTGCTCAAATAACTGGAACGGGAGTTGGACAAATAACAGTGGATAAATTAATCTTTCCTCATGAATCAGGGAGTGATTTAATAAAATTGGAAGTAAACCAAAATTTTAAAAAATTAATGAATATTATCACAAGTATAGCATTAGTTGCTCGTGTTGTTGGAGAATCGGCAAGTGATACGGTAGGCTATGACTTAGGAGAGTTGCATGTTCAAAAAGGTGAACCTTATACACAATGGAGAGAAACAGCAAACCAACTAATTAAAGAGAGGAACGATATGATGAACCGGATAAGTATTCGTCCAAGAATACAATGAAATTAAAGATTATTTTATTAGTAGGAATTTTTTTATTAAGTTTTTTTATTGTTTATGCTGCGGATTTTACACCACAAGGAAACATTGAATTAAGAGATGTTTATGGAATTTATAATGCCACAAATGTGACTTCTAATTATTACTTCGGAGATGGTTCTTATTTGTCAGGAATAGCAGGAAATAAGTCTTGGAATCAAAGTACTGCAGACGATTTATATGTAGATACTTCAGGAGATACAATGTCAGGTAACTTAAGTTTAGGGCTTAATACTTTGACAGCAGGTTATATTAAGGCTATTGGTTCTTTTAAAGGAAGTGCTCTTTATAATGATGATGGGGGAATTTTTACGGTGGGAATAACCGGAGAAGATGGTTATTCAGAATTACAGTTTTTTGATTGGGATTTTTCTCAAGCTTTTAGGGCAAATAAAGATGGATATTTTGACTTAGGTTCGAATGTTTCTCGTTGGAAAAATTTATATATTGCGAATAATATTTCAGGGGATTCTTTAAATGTTTCTCAGGGAAATTTTGAAAATGTGACTTCTAATTATTACTTCGGAGATGGTTCTTATTTGACAGGAATTTCTTTCACTGATACAAATGAAACTTTAAGATTTAAAAATCTGGTTGCTGATACTTGTGCTGGTTCAACTAAGATGGTGGGAGTTCTTTCAAACGGAACCATTCAATGCGGGTCAGTTGAAGGAGGAGGAGATTTTTCATTTTCAGATTTTCAAGGTTCTTTTAATTCAAATTGGACGCAAAAATATAATTTATATAATTCTGGTTGGCTTTCAACTTATAATTCAACTTATAATAATTTAAAAACAGAAAATTCTTCATGGAATCAGTCATATGCAAATAATCTTTATAGAGCAAATTCATGGGATAATTTTACAGGAATCCCGATTAATACTCCATCAAACGGAGATAATACACATCTTTCAACAGCAGACCAAATTTATGACTGGGTTATTAGTTTAAGTTACGTTGCCAATGCTATCACGAGTTTGGCACAAGATTCAAGTCCACAATTAGGGGGATATTTGGACACTGCGGGGTATAGTTTAGGTTCAACATCTGATGAGATAGAAAATATTTACATAGCTACAAATAGTAGAATTTATTTTGGAAATTCACAAGATTCATATATTTATTTTAATGGTTCTGATTTAATTACTGAGGTGAATTGATGGCTCGAAGATGGACTAAAATCGGGTCTGGAATAGCATTAGGAGTTACAACTGTTTTAGGTTTATTTTTACTTTTGCAGTCAAATTTTGGGTTTATTATTACAGATTTGACGGGGGATATTTCTTGTGAAGGAACTTATGAAAACCCTTGTATATCCGAGTTTAGTGTTAAAAATCCAACCAGATATGATGTTGATATTTATTCAAAAGAAAATATTAAACTTGATTTTTCTCCAAATATAAAAGATTATGCCCTTTTTACAAAAGATGGTCGATGTAGTGCTACGGGAGTATGTGCTTGTGAATTAAAAAACGGAGAAATGCTTGGATTTAAAGGATGGCGTTGTGTAGATTTTACAAATAAAACTAAACCTATTGAAACTTTAAAATATACTTTTAGGTTTCCAAAGTATTCTACTAAAAACTTTCTTTTAGCTGGGATTAAAAATAATCCACAAGATAAAATTAAATGGGGATTTGGAGCAGAGGATTCTTATTTAGATCCAATATGGAACCCCCAAAGCAGAATTTCAATTCAAAACACTACAGAAAAATGGAATATAATAAAATATGATTCAATAGAAAAACAAGATTGGAAAGTAGATATTCGAAAAACAGAAATTTGTTTAATTCCAAAAAACAAATTAACAAAAAATGACAAAAAAGTAAATGACTTAAAACTTGAGACTAAAGACAAAACAGACAAAATAATTAAAGACAAAATAATTAAAGACAAAAAAGATTCTCAAATAATAAAAGAAGATAAAGGAGAGGTAACTGAAATTTGTTATATTCCTGAAAGTACGGAAGACTGGGTAAAGTTTGGAAATAACTCAAT